GCGAGGGGCATTTTGATGATCGCCCCCCAAGTGCCTTGACTCTTCTTTTGCTTCCAGCTCGAGACGGCCGGAACGACAGTGTGAGCGCGCATCTTTTCGGTAAAGGCGCACGTTCCGAAATCCTGCCCGTCGATCGAATTCACGAAGAGCTGCACGAGCTCGCCGGCCGACGTGCTGTATTCGGGAGCGGTCTTGATCGTGATATTCGGGAAAATCTTTCGCAGAATATCGGCGACGTTGACGTTAAAGCTGTTGGTCGCGGTCATGGCGACTTCGGACAGACCGGACATGGCGAGAGTAAACGGCGTGCCCATTTCGACGTTTTGGCCGCTTTGCGAAACCAGCGCGTAGAACATGGACGTAACGTCGGTGACGATCTCGTTAGGCGTGGCGGTAACGACGCCAGCGGTGACCCATGGGCCGTGCGCAGCGGATCCGTAAGCCTTGGGCCCGGGCTGCAGGGCGGCGGACAGCGACGGGTCGTTGAGGAGGCCGTAGTTAAGCAGGCCGTCGACGCCGTAGAAGTACGTCTTGTTCTGGAATTTGTTGAGAACCAGAGCGGCCGACACGTTGAGCTCTGCAGCGTAACCGATACGCGCGAGGCCGGCGCGTTCAAGCTCGCGCTCGCCCCATTGGGTCATGGTTTGATAATGGAACGACTGGCGTTGCACGAAGTTGAAGTTGACGCCGGCGGATCCGTTTTCGCTGTAGTCCCCGTAGGCCGACGTTTCGCCGGTCGACTCGAGCACTTGGAAGGTCGCGGTATCGGTGATCCAATCGCCCTTCTGAGCTTCGCCGATCATTTCGGCGGCCTTCATGGGCGTGACGAGCACGCGGACAAGCGCCGGGTCGACGTAGTTTGTCAAGTACGCCGGGATACCGCTGTTGCCAACGGTCACGAGTGCGGGCTGCGCATCGAAGGCGATGTTGCAATCCATCGCCACTTGCGGGGTGATGTAGTCGGCCGCACCCGGGAGCACGATCCCATGGGAGCGCTCGAGAGCGGCAAAGTCGGCGTGACGGCGCATATCTGGCGTTCCTTACGGGGCGGTCGAAGTCATTTTGAACAGCTCGCCCGCGAGGGCGTTGCTGGCGACGTACCACTTGGTTTCCACGGCTCCGGTCGCGGTCACGGTGGCGCTGGCGGCGGTTTGGGTCGGGCTGACAATATAGGTGCCCGTACCGCCCGTGCCGGTGCCGTAAGCGGTGATGAAGCTGGCGGCGGTGACGTTGGCCCCGGCGAGCACTTGACCGATCGCCAGAGTGCCGGAAGCAACGGCGGTCACGGTCATTGTGCCGTACGTCGCGGTGACGGTCGTGCTGGCGACAGTCTGTGCGATGCTGACGCTATAGACGCCAATGCCGCCCGTGGTGCCGGAGATTTGCCGGGTGACGGTCGTTCCAGAGACGACGTTGGTCCCGCTGATGGTCGCGCCGGGGACGACAGTCCCGGAGCCGACGGCGGTCACGGTCATCGTGTTGTCGGCGATCGACGCGGTAACGGAGAAGGTCGAAGCGGCGACGGAAGCCGTGACGCTCGCGTTCGCGACAGTCGCCCCGGCGGCGGCGGTTACGGCCTTGCCGTCGGCGTATTGCGCGAACACTTTTTGTCCGGGGACGGCCGGGCCGGATCCGTCATTCTTGGCCCAGAAGTCGCCGCCGTTCATGACGGTGACGGGGAAGCCTTCGGGGACGTTCGACCCGTACAGGTCGTAGAATCCGGTGATCAGGGCTTGCTGTTCGCGGTGAATGAAGCCGGCCGGAATGCCGATTCCGTAGGAGAACAGCCTGCGACGCAGGCCGGAAGACAGCCACGCGAATCGACCAACGGTCACGCCGCCAGCGCCGGCAACGAAGCCTTCGCCGTCTTGAGTGAGGACGGCCGAACGCGGGTTGCCGCTGGCGAAGTCGCCCGCTACGGCGGGGGCCGGTTGGCTGCGAACAACGGTTTGAAAGGGCATTGGGGCCGGTCCTTAGATTGCGCGCTTCAGGGCGTGCGCGGTCGGGAAGCGAGCGCCGAAGTCGGCGGCCGGGGCGGCGTCTTGGGCGATGCGCGGACGGTCCGACCCGGGGACGGGCAGGGCTTTCAGCACGGCGCGATACGCACTCTTGGGGACGCCCGCCAGATCGACGTTGAGGGTCTCGAGAGCGAAGCCGTACACGTCGGCGGCGCTGTCCATGGCGACCACTTCGCCGACGTAGGGGAACACTTCGCGCTCTGCATCACGCACGGCGCGGAAATCGGCGGCGGCGTCGGCGCGCACCTTGCGGATTGCGGCGTCCATGGCGGGCTTGTCCTTCATGGGCGGCTTGTCGTCCATGTCGTCCATGTCTTCAGGATCCGCGTCGTACCCGTCGGCGGCGGTCCCGCCCATGGCGCGAATGGCACTCATGGTCTCGTCGTCGACCTTGCCTTCCAGCATGGAGCAGATACGCCCGACCACGTCGCCGCCGTCGTCGTCGATCGCGGGCATGGCGTCCGGTTCGGCGGCCGGGACAGCCCCGGAGAGCGCCCCGATAATCCCAACGACGTCGTCGACGTCAAGAGATCCGTCGGCCGCCAGCTTGGGAGTCACGGCGCGGAGCACGCGGGCCGGGAGATCCTTGGTCGCCTTGGCGTAATTCTTGCGGTTGACGCCCTGCACGAGCCGGCCGAAGTCAATTTGCGCGTCTTGCGCAAGCCGGGGCGTGATCGCCGCCGCCAGAGCGCCGGAGAGCATTAGAGCGGTGCGCGACGTGAGCAACATGGGCAATCCTTCGGTTTGGCTATCGCCAACGACTACGTCCGACCCGGCCCGGCCTGATTCGACCAATGCCACGTGGTTTCCGCGTATGTTTCGCATGACGCCGTCAAAATGCAAGCCCCCGTGAGTCCCGGGAGTCATATCGGCGTCGTAACGGTACGCGGCGGACAATTCCTGTTGATCCCGGCTCTCGATTCCGGCGATCGCGCCGGCCGCCCAAACCACGAGCGAATTGCGCAGATACGGGTCGCGCCATACTGCGTCCGTGCCGAGCGAACCAACGACAAAGTCCGGTTGATGCGATTCGTCGTCTAGCGCCGACACGGGGACGTGCTTGGATAGCAGCGGGAGATTGTTAAACGTCGGCGCGGCGCGCTCGAGCTCTTCCGGATCCCGCAGCAGATAATAGACCTTGTTCGGGTCTAGCCGCAGCTCTTCGCACTTCGGAATCTCCCGGCCATAGTACGGGTTAACCGCCGCCTTGCTGATGTTGGACATGACGACGTGCAGCCGCCCGTCGACGTCATAACGGCGGGCGGATCGGTCGAAAGCAAATTGGATCATGACGGCCACGTTTGCAAAGGCTTGCCCGAAGTGCGTCCCGAAATAACCAGATCCGGATTAAAGTCCGGGACGTTATCGGCCGGGAACGCCAGCTTAAGGCCCCCCGTAATGGGCGTCGTAAGCGGGAACGTCAACGCCCGGCTTGTGCTGTTCCAGCCCCAAGGCTGCGTTGGTCGCTGGATTGGCGGCGGGTCTCCCGTGGTGAAAACGCGATCCATATCCGCCGCCGCGCTGTAAAATGCGAACCCGCAAGGCGGCGGGCCGTCGCGGGGCGGCATGTAAATTGTGTCGCCCGACTCTTGGGTGAGGGTCACGGTGGCGGTGAGGCCGTCCGACGACAGGGACGCCGAAGCGATCGACGGGCCGTTATAGATCGTGATCGTTGCGCCCGACGCGTTAACGTAGGACGTGACGCCATAGCAGCGCAGCGCGACCATTTCCGCCAGTCGTTCGCCGTACACGGTTTGCCCGGCGATTGAGGGGTGCACGCTGTCCGCGTACTCGAGATCCCAAGCCTCGAGCGCCTTGATCACGGCCCCGCCGCTCGCGCCGATGTATGCGAGCTGTTTTTGCCGGATCCGCTGATAGGCCCACGTGTTAGTGAGCGACAGGGACCGGCCGAGCAAGACTTGCATAATCCGGCCGCTACTGGCGTTCTCGAGATACTGGCGGTATCCGGTCGTCAGGTCCGACCACGCGTTAAGCCAGTTGTCCGCGCCCTCTGCCGGCGTGAGGGCGGTAAGGCCCGCCGCCGCGACCGCGTCGGCCTGCCCTTGGTCGTTGAGCAAATGCACGACTTGGTTCCCGGAAAGCCGGGCGTCCATGCGTTCCCGCGCGTCAAAGCACACGCCCGACACGCTGTAGCCCGTGTCGTCGACGTCGTCATAATGGACCGTTGACACGCCGTATTGGTCGGGCCGGTACGTTGCCGCCGCCTCTTGGTTCGCCCGACTGGCGAAGCTCCCGCCAATCGCAAACGGGGCGATCTCAAAGCCCCCCGCCACGAGCGCGGTATTCCCGGATCCGCGCATGATCTCGTTAAACTTTGCCTGAAAGGCGTAGCTTGACGTGGCGTACCAGAGAAACGCGCCGAGACTTTGCCCGATCGCGCCGAAGCGGGCCGTTGGCGGTTCGGCGAGCGTTGAAACAGACGGTACGCCCATGGTCTAGCCCTTGAAATACGTGATGATGAGCGCCGCGCCGCCCGCGCCGTCGCCGCCCTTGCCGGACAGCGAGCCGTCAGGCGATGCCCCGCCGCCGCCGCCCGCGCCGCCATAGCCCCCGCCGTCGCCGCCCGCGCCGCCCGGAGAGCCGGCCGCTCCGCCGCCGCCAGAGGGGGCCGGACGGAAGCCGCCGGTTATGGCCGCCGCCGCGCCGCCCGCGACGCCCGCGCCGCCCGGCGTGCTTGCGCTGCCCGCCGCCGCTTCGGCCGTCGCGCCGTTGTTCGTGTCGCGGCCGTTGCCGCCCTTGCCGTACACGTCGGCCGTAGTGATCCCGCCCCCGGACGCGCCGCCATAGCCCCACCCGATAGACGAGCCCGTGCCGTCGCCGCCGGACGCGTTAGCCGTGACTCCCGTCCCGGCCGGGAGACCTTGGGCGGACGCGGTCGCTTGGGTATTCGTGCCGGTTGCGCCGGCCTTACCGCCCGTGGGTGCGATCGTATAGGCGTAGTATTCCGAACCGCTGTTGCCAAAGCTTGTCGCGCCGCCGTTACCGCCCGCGCCGCCCGGGCCCGTTGCGGAAACGCCCGCGCCGCCCGCGCCGCCTGCCCCGACCGCGACAGAGATCGACGACGCGAGATCCGACGCCGCCCGCGTAAACCGGACCAGCGACGCGCCATTGCCGCCATTGCCGCCGCCCCGGACGCCGGAGCTCCCGCAATAGCCCGCGCCGCCGCCCGCGCCGCCGGGCACAAGCTGCCCCTCTATGTGCGAGGCAAGCGGCGGAAGCTTCCATGTGCCGTCGGTCGTGTAAAAGTCGATCCGAGGCGCGAGCGAATAGCTGTCCAATTCCCATCGCATCGACGCGACGGGAAGCGCGACAGTGCTAAAAAACCGGGTGCGAAATGTGACGCTGTCCCCTTGATACGATAGCCAAGCAACGTCGGTACCGTTCCCGAAAATCCGCGCCGCGATCGGGTCCGTATCGGTCGAAATCTTTTCGTAACGAATGGTCACGCCTTGGGGAAGGTTGGTCGGCGACGGCGTGACTACGGCGCAATCCGGGCCGGCGATACTATCCAGCCGGTTAATGGCCTGCACGTTGCCGGCGGGCGTTGCGTACGGGGTTTCCGGGTCCAGCACGACAGAAACATAACGATACGCGCCGTCAGTCGTCGGCGTGTAGTCCACGAGATAAAAAATTCCGCTAGACTGCCGACGAATAGCGATCCGCGTCGCCGCCGGAATTTCAATTGTTTGCCCGGCGTCGGAAATCCCGACCATGTACGCGTCTGTACCGAGAAACAGCGTGCTCGTTGACGTCGCCGACGTACAAAATTCGAAAATCTCGCCAAACGGTATGTTTGCGCATCCGTAAATCCTATTCTCGCCGGACAGGTTCCAATGGTAGAACCCGTCGCGCACGACGTGCGCAGAATTGACGATCTGCCATGTCTCGTCGTCGGCCTGTACGTCCAGATTCGAGCCGCTTGTCTTAAGCGCCGTGTATCGCATCCGCTCGAGCCGGAATTCCCCGGGCGGCGCGAGCCCGGAGTTTCCGACCAGAAACGCAACATTGTCGTCGACCGTGGTCCGGAAAGGGATATCCGGGTCGCGCACGTCCGCGCCCGGGGGCCCTTGCGCGCCCGGTGCGCCGATCGGCGTCAAGATGACTTCGGTTTGCCCTTGCGGCGAGATTAGGACGGTTTCGGTCACGCCGGGGGCTCCTCGATATAGCCCCGGATCGCAATTCGGCCGTCCCAAATCACTAGCGGCGGGTCCACGCCGTACAGGCGCACGGCGAAGAGCCGGCCGGATCCCCGGGGGATTCCCGCATTCCAGATCGCGACGACGTCGTCTTGTGACAGCGTGATGAGCTTTTCGTAAACCGTCGCGCCCGGCGTAAGCTCGTTTCGCAACACGCCGTCGACTTCAAACCAGAGATCGAGAAACTCGAGCGAGCTCGTGCCAAACTTGAAATTGATCGTCACGCCTTCCCGGCCGTGCAGCTCAATGCCGCCCGTAGCGGTGATGATCGGCGGCATTTCATAGGGCACGGGTCGATTCTCCGGTACGCGAGCGTAAGGGCAACGCCCGGGGGCCGCAAGGGCTAGAACCCGGGGATAACGCTCCGGGACGTGCAACGACAGTTTATCTCAAAGCCCGGCCAAGTCCACTTGCCCTCAAGATACGCGCCCTTCTCAACGTCGTACTGTTTGCCGCTAAAAGCCACGTGCTCCGGCCGGGGGTGCTTGCCGCCGCCGGAATGGACCCAAATCGCCTTGGTTATCCCGAGCTCCTTTTGCCGCACGCGGGTAAGGGTCGA